AAGATTGATGTTAATATAGATTTGTCAAAAGTTAAAAAATAATAAAATGCCAACTACAGGAATTATTAATGGTACGTTGATGCGCTTGTATAAAGATTCAACTGCAATCGGTTACGCCACATCGTGCCAAATGAACATTTCGGCTGCAATGCGTGAAATCTTAACAAAAGATAGCGCAAGCGGAGGATGGAGAGAAGTAAAGAAGGGTCAGTTATCTGGCACACTTTCCACAGAGGCATTGTATGCCGGTCCTGGTGATTCATCTACCAATTATTTGTTTGATGATCTCTTTACGGATTTAATTAGTGGTACTGCTCTAACTATTAAATTTACTACGGATGTCAGCGGTGACAATGTGTTTACAATGCAAGCCATTTGTACATCATTGGATTTAAACGCAGCGGTAGAAGAAAATACAAGCTACTCAGCTTCTTTTGAAGTTAGCGGTGCTATTGTTAAGACTACAAAATAATTTTAAAAATTACCTAAAATGAAAACAATTAAAATAGCTAATGCGGACATACCAGTTAAGTTTGGTATGTTCGTTTTAGGTACATTTTTAAGGGAGAGGAACCTTAAATTAAGTGACCTCTCCCAACTTGGCGAAGACCTCCTATTTGCCCTTGAACTTGCCTTTGCAGGGGTACAGGCAGGTTACAAGGCAAAAGGGGAGAAGTGCCCATATACCTTAGAAAAGTTTTGCGATTTAGTAGATTTGGACAAGGGAGGAATAAACAGGATAACGGAGCTGATAACAAATGAGATTTCAGTGCCAGAAGATTCGGAAAGAAAAAACGAGATAGCGGAGGAGCAGAATTAACGCTTGATTATATTGAGCGTTTTTGCTTTGGAGTATTAAGATTTTCCCCTCCGCAATACTATGAGATGACATTAAGAGAGGTTATTATAGCCATGCAAGGTTATAATAACCAATTTCAAATAGAGCAGCAATTTGAGTGGGAAAGAGCCAGGTGGCAAACAACACTTTTATTGAATGTTCATACTGCAAAAGGCAAATCAATTAAGCCTAAAGATTTAATTGAGTTTCCTTGGGAGACAGATAATCCAAAACCAACTAAAAGAAGTTTATCAGAAGTTGACAAGTCAATTTTTGACAAATGGGATAAAGAGTAATAATGGCAAATGCAGCGCAGTTAAATCTTAAACTTGGTATTGATGTTTCGAGCCTTTCCCGTGAACTTGGCAAGTTGGAAAGTCGCATGAGTAAGTTTGGATCACAGATGCAAAACATCGGTAGTACAATGACGCAGTCATTAACGCTGCCATTGCTTGGAGTCGGTGCAGCTTCATTGAAAGCATTTGCTGATATGGAAAAGTTAGAGAAGGGATTAACTGCTATTATGGGTAGTAGTGAACTTGCAAAAGATGAAATTGTAAAATTAAGAGAAGTTGCAAAATTACCAGGTTTAGGTTTAAAAGAGGCAGTTCAAGGAAGTGTTAATTTACAAGCAGTAGGATTAAGCGCAGAGGAGGCTAAAAATACTTTAATGGGTTTTGGTACTGCTTTAGCTGCTACTGGAAAGGGTAAAGTTGAATTGGAGGCAATTCAATATCAGTTAACTCAAATGATTTCTAAAAATAAATTATTAGCAGAAGATTACAAAGTAATTCAAAGTAATTTACCGTTAATGGCAAAAGGTTTAGAGGCTGCATTTGGAACATCTAATATTGAAAAAATAAGGGAAACAGGTATTAGTGCTAAAGAATTTGCTTTAAGATTAGCTGAAGGTTTATCTATATTGCCTGAAACACAAAATGTGACTGGAGGTTTAGCAAATTCATTTGAAAATTTAAGTGATAATATTTTTATTGCTTTATCAGATTTTGGAAACACTATTAATAAATCTTTAGAACTTGAAAAAGTTTTTACAAAAGTATCTGATAAAATATACGCTTTTGTAGAAGGATTTAAAAGACTTAAACCAGAGGTACAAAGTTTTATTGTGTATTTTGGATTAACTATTGCAGCTATTGGACCTGCTATATTTATAATAGGTAAATTAATTAGCACATACGGTGCTTTAGCTGGAACTTCAAAAAAAGTAGTTGATGCATTTAAAGATATAAGAAAAGCTATAACCTATCTTGCATCTAATCCGCAATTATTAATAATTACTGCCGCAGTAGCTGCTCTTGGTGCGGTTGCATTATACGTTTATGATAATTGGAAAGCATTTCAAGATAGGTTTAAAAATATATGGATAAATATTAAAAATTCAATAGGAGAATATATTGCGATAGTTTTAGGTAAAGTTGATAAATTACAAAAAGCATTAGGATTAAATTTATTTAATTTAAAAGGTCTTACTACCTATCAAAAAGAACAAAGAATTGTAGCCACAGAATTTAAAACCATTGGAGAAACTGTTGATAGTTTAAAAGGTAAACTTGGTTCTCTTTTTATGGTTGACGCAAAATCAAAAGGAAAAGGATCTGGTATAATTGATGATAAAAAAACAGATAATACTGATAATACACCTAATGCAGATGCAAAAATTGATAAAAAATTATTTGCTTTTGATTCATTTAAAACACTAAATGAATTACAAAAAGCTAAAGAAGAATTAGATAAAGCGGTATTAACAGATGTTGCGCCTAAACTAAGAGAACAATTAGGTATAACTGAAGGAGGTTTAATTTCAATGAAAAACGCTGCAAATGATGTTTTGGCATTAGGAGAAAGATTAAAAAATAACCCTCCAGAAATGGCAAAACCTTTTTCTGATGCTGATGCTGCAGCTTTTAAATTAGAAGAAAGAGTTAATAGATTAGCTGATAGTTTTGAAATTTTAAATGTTGGATTACAAAATATAGTAGATGGTACTTTAAATGATTTAGCTATAGGTTTTGGTGATGAATTAGGAAAAGCATTAAGTGGTGCTGGATTTAGTATTTCATCATTAATAACTCCAATGGCTGATGCCTTAGCTCAATTTGGTAAGTTAGCTATCCAAACAGGTATAACTGCCGCAGGTATTAAATTAGCATTAAAACCTCCTATAAATCCTGCACTTGCAATAGCTGGAGGAGTTGCTCTTGTAGCTTTATCAAAGTTAGTAAAAAGTAAAGTACCTGCACTTGCAGAAGGAGGTCTGGCAACTGGCCCTACAATGGCTTTAGTAGGAGATAACAGAAATGCAAGAGTTGATCCAGAAGTCATTGCTCCTCTTTCCAAATTAAAAGGAATGTTAGATGGAGGTGGCTTACCTTATATCTTATCTACTCGTGTTAGTGGTGCAGATTTAATTGTTATAATGGAGAAAGCAAGAAATGTAAACACAAGGATAAGATAATGGCAGCAAGGTACACATCTACATTCTATTCAGAAAAAAGGCGCAAATATACTTTGTCAATAAATGACACAGTATATTCCGGTGCAACTACAAATGTAGAAATGCTTGATGCTGCAATTACATGGCAATCAGAAGTTGAAAATGGTTTAGAAAGATACGCTCCTATAATTGCCAGTAATTTTAAATTTACAATTATAATAAATACAGTAGCAATACAAGATTTTTTAAATGATTTTTTAGTAGCAGCTGAAGGTAGATTTACCATTACTTTAATTGGTCATGATGCAGCAGACAGTCCTAATTTTTATTGGTATGGATATATATTAGCTGATTTAGTAGAATTTGATGATGTTCCCCTTTCTGTTGGATATGCCTACACTATTAATGCAGTTGATGGCATAGGATGGCTAAAAGGAATTGATTACAAGCCAGATGGCTATGATGTTTATCAAGGTGACGATACTATTATAAATCATGTAAATAATTGCTTACAAAAACTTACATATGTCCAAGATATTTATGGCACAAGTGTAGGTATTTTAGCAACTGCCTTTAATTGGCATGAGGATTCTTGGACATATTCAACTTCTATTGATCCGCTCCTTAGAATGCGTGTAAATCATAAAGTATTTTATACCATTGACACAAAAGACAATATAACATACATGAAATGTTATGATGTCTTAAAAAGAATAATGACTCCTTTAGGAATGAGGTTTTTCTTTTCAGACAGGAAGTTTTACATGATTCAGCCTAATATGTATCTTAATAGTCCAGTATTATTATTTATATATTATTTATCAAGTACATTACAACAAGCTACAAGTTTTATACCTACTTTATTAAATGACAATTATAGCGGCTCAAATAAACTATTAAGATTTAGTGGAGGCAGATGGGGATATTATGGTCATATAAAAGATTTAGATGTTGAATATGAACATATAGCATCTGTAAATTTATTATCTGGTAAGATATTTAACAATTTAAACACTGAATTTTTTACAGCAAAAGACCTTGATTATAATAATGATGAGGCAACTATTACTTATACATCTATAATGAAATATAGAGATAGTCAAGTAGGAAGTAGTACCATCGCTCCGCACATTGTTGAAGGTAGCTTTGTAATTGAATTAAGACCTATTGTAGTTCCGCTAATAGATTTTTTAACTGCAAATAGAGCTCCAGAAATTACCACATGGACATTAGGCAGCGGATGGACTTTTTCTGATGGTGGCGGTGCTGCACTTGGTTATGCAAAAGCAACCAATGCAACAGGAGATTTGGTATATACTAATTTTACTCCTACAAATGGAGCAACTTATTATGTGAGCTTTGGCATTGAGGTTACAAGTGGTACATTAGTTTTAAAAATGGGTGGTGATACTTATAGTATTACTGCAACAGGGGAATACTACGAAAGGATTGTTTGTGTATCAACGCAACAATTAACCTTTGATCCGAGTGGAACATTTAATGGTAAAATAAATTATGTTAAAATAAATCATGTAAAATATTGGTTGAAAAGAGATGTTACATACAATGGCTTTCAACACACCTTTACTGCTCAAACTTGGGAAACTACTTTTAACTATTACAAATTTGTAATACCTGGAGGTTCTTCAATTTTGCCTGCTGCTGGTGGAACAGTCAGTAATATAATAGTAAATTGGACATCTCCAACAATGCCAGAGAGCGGAGATGTTGGAGTAAGATTTTTAATTAGTCAAGTTAGAACTGAAACTGGAACTGATTTAATAGCATCCTATTTGAAATTTTACGAACTTGGCAATTTGTTTATGGAGCATTTAGCAGCTGGTAATTTAGATGGGCAAAATGATGTTAAAGTATTTGGTTCTTTTAATAATGACACATCAAGTATATCTGTTAAGAAACGTGTGTTTTTTGGTGATGGGCCTTCCCTTGGTTCACCTGGTGCAATTCGTGTGAAAAATACTGCAAATACATGGCAAATAACTGATGGTGATGGTTGGAGGGTAGGTAATACAGGAACAGGGAAAAATATTAATCAATTATTAGTCAATGAAATTATTAAAGGTCAATTATTTCCTGTTAGGAAAATGGTTGGCATGAAATTTCAAATACTTGATAGAGATAATCCTTGGTTTCCGCATCTTGCAATTATAAATAATAGCGTTACCTATATTATGGAAAACGCTACATTAGATTTAAAGACAGATATAATTGATGGTACATTTGTAGAAATAACAGACCAAAGCTAATGGGATATACTGAAAAAACAGTTTTATTAAGAGGTTTGGATTTTGATTCTGGTAGAACATCAAATCGAAGTGCTGGAGGTGTAGCAGGAACAGGTTCTATAAATCCTACAAACAGCGAACCAACTACACAAAATAATAGTGTAACAAAAGTATTTACAGAAGAATTTCTTGATTCTTATACTGCAATACTCACAGTTACAAAAAATGGAGGAGTATTACCAGGTGTTACTCAACAAATATTAGTTTTCCAAAATGGTCAATTATTAGTTGATAGTCAATATAGTGTAGCTGGTTCAAATATTACTATTGATTCAGTCACACATTACGATGGTTCTAATTACATCATATTCTTTATAATTATATAATGGAACAAATACCTACACCTAAGAAACAAAGAAAGTTTTTAAAAGCGATTGGGCGCGTTGCAGGTGTTTTAGTGCAAGAGCTGGCTCTTGGTTTAGGAAGAAAATACATAGGTAAAATGATAAACAAAATTAAGATTCCAAAAAAGAGAGAAACGCTATCTTTTCTCCTCCTGCTTTCCTGCACCTTTGCTTTTGCCCAATACCCAGCAACTGGAAATAAGCAAAGATTAGGTTATCAGACCAGTGGCGATGGGTTGACTTTTCGAGGTCGTGCAAGCGATACAACGGCTTTAAAACCTTCTACTATAAATAATGCTTATCATTTATTTGACACAGTTAACAATGTCTTATTTAGCTATATTAAGACTAAAGGAGGATGGAAGTTTAACAACAGTGATACAGTTATTATAAACGGAGTTACTATGCCCTTTGACTCTATCACCTTTAACACTGCCAAGGATGGCACTGTGGGAGTTGGGGAAGTAGAGTACAATGACACGCAAGGAAGTTTAATACAAGGATTAAAAGGTGGCTTAGTTACAAACGTTATAGGGCAGCAGTTGCACCAACGCGTAAACAATCGCACAGGCGCTACGTTAGCAAAAGGTGACGTAGTTTATTTATCTGGTAGCCAAGGAAACAGAATAACAGTAGCTAAAGCCATTGCAACAAGTGATCCAACATCTGCAAATACTTTTGGCATTGTTGCGGAAAGCATAGCAGACAACCAAAGCGGCTATGTTATTACAGAAGGGTTATTAACAAATATAAATACATCTGCTTTAACCGTAGATTCAGCGGTTTATTTATCTGGCATAACAGCAGGCCAATTAACATCTACTAAACCACAAGCACCTATTCATGGTGTTTATATTGGAGTATGTGTAAAGAGTAATGCAGGAAGTGGTGAGGTATTTGTAAAGATTAGAAATGGTCAAGAATTAGAAGAGCTTCACGATGTGCTAATTACTAATCCAACAAGTAATGCATCACTTTTTTACAAAAGTAGCGAAGGACTTTGGCGCGACACAACTGCGGCTTTGTTGGTCAGTGATACGGCAAGTATGTTGACAAATTATTTGCGCACTGGTGTTGCGGCCTCGACTTATCAAACGCAGTTAAATGGCACTGGTTTTGTAAAAGCAAGCGGAACAACTATAACTTATGATAATTCAACCTATTTAACATCTTCAACAGGAGTGACAACCTTTTCCGCAGGATCAACAGGATTAACTCCATCCTCTGGCACATTTGGCGCAGTTACTTTAGCTGGCACATTAGCATTAACAAACGGAGGCACAGGCGCAACATCTGCATCTGCAGCAAGGACTGCCTTAGGCGCAACGGTGAGAGGTGCTAATACCTTTTTATTGACAGACATAGGAGCAATATCATTTTTAAGATATAATGCAGATAATACTGTAAGTCAAAGAGCAGCGGATGGAATGAGGAGTGATTTAGGAGGTACAACTATTGGACAATCAATGTTTACTTTAACTAATCCTTCGGCCATTACATTTCCAAGGTTTAACGCTGATAACACAGTAACTGCTTTGGATGCTGCCAGTTTTAGAACTGCAATAGGTGCAGGAACAGGAACGGGAACTGTTACAAGCGTTACAGGTAGTTTACCTATATCTTCATCCGGAGGAACAACTCCTAATATTACAATAGCGAACGCTGCAGTATCTACAACAGGTGTAGTAACTGCAACTACTCAAACATTTGGAGGTGCTAAAACATTTAATGGTGTTTTAAATGCAAGTAGTGATTTAAATGTTACAGGAATATCATCTTTAAATGGTGGTGTAATTATATCGCCAGCAAGTTCAATGACTAAAATAGCTGGTTTAAACGTATCAAATGCAATAGGATCAATAACGGTAGGTAGTGGTTTAAGTTTATCAAGTGGTACATTAACCGCAACGGCAGGAAGTGACATAAATACATACCTTGCTATAAATGGTCCTGGCATTGAACTATCATCAAGTTTTGGAACTGCTACATTTTGGTATGTAAATATTAATCAAAATTCAACTGTTACCATTACTTTACCTTCTGCAAGCGGAAATCTTTATAAAACACTTGTAATAAAAAATTCTGGAACTGGTGCCGTAAATTCAAATGCAACAAATGTAGAGCCATTAAATAGCACAAGTTTAGGCACTGCTATTATGACATCAGGAGGAGGAAAATATGCTACACTTGTAAGTAATGGTACTAATTGGATTAAAATGTCTGGAAACTAAAATACTATGAAATCAATAATACTAAAACTTTTTTACCAAGGCTACGAGTTTATAGCCTTCTCCATCTGCTGCGGCTTTGTTGCCTCGTTTTTCTTGCCCATTCAACATTTTTTGATTTTTACAATATTTGTAGTTTTTGCAGACACGGTAACGGGAATTATGGCGGCAAATAAAAGAAAAGAGCCAATAACAAGCAAAGGTTTATATAGAACAACGCAAAAGATACTTACTTACTTTTGCGGCATAATGATTTTTCACGGTGCAAGTATTACTTTTGGGTTACCTTCGCAAATAGTGTTTTCAGTTAGTTTCTTGATATCATTCACGGAGCTTTACAGTATTTCAGAAAACATAAAATCGATTACGGGCGTTAATTTAAAAACGACCATTCTTCGCTTTTTTAACAAGTAACCATTAAATAAATTTATATGTCAAACGAAGTATTAGGAGTTAAGGAAACAAAAGAAGTTTTAAACTTTGGTTTCGACTTATTAGAAGCAATTATTAAATCTCTGGAAGACAAAAAGTTTTCTATTGTTACTGATTCACCTCGATTTGTACCTGTTATTTTTTCAGCTGCAAAAGCATTTGCTGGCATTGAAATGGTAAAGCAGGAGTTGACTGACCTTACACCGGAAGAACAAGATGAACTTGTAGCCGAATTAAAACAAAGATTTGACCTAAAGAATGATGCTGTGGAACTACTTGTTGAAGATGTTTTAGATCATGTTTTCTTAACGATTAAACTTGCTAAAAGATTTCAATCGATTAAGCAACAGTAAAATATAGGCGCAGAAGAATCGCTACCTTAGGCAGCCGAGGGGAGTAGATTAATTTCTATTCCCCTTTTTTAAAAAAAAAACGATGTTAAAGAAAATATTTCCCAA